AGCTCGAACTCCTCGGTCATCCAGTGCGGCGGCACGACACCCGGGCCATGTGCGCCCGTGGTCAGCGCCCGGGTGTGCTCGGCGAGCCGTGTGCGCGCGTCGCTGGCGTTGTCCGGGTCGCTCTTCGCGCGGTACATGTCGCCGAAGAACGAGTGGTTGCCTTCCTTGACGTAGTGGCCGGGGTCGCGGTCACGGGTCTGAGTGCTGCCCTTGGCGCGGGTCTGCGCACCATCGGCGGGGCGGCCCGGGACGTTGTCGGCATTGTTGTCGTCGACCAGCGTCGCGGCGAGCTTGGCGACCGCCATCGACCGAGTCTCGACATCGGTCAGGCTCTCGATCTGGCCGGCGATCTTCTTCGCGGTCTCGCTCTGCTCTTCGATCGAGCGGAGTTCGTCGTCGGTGAGGTCGCGGCTTTCCTCGACCGCGCGCGTCTGAAGGCCCTTGATCGTGGAGACCAGAGCGTCGTACTTCTTACGCTGCGCGACAAGATACGGGTTGTCCATGGGGAAGGCATCCTTTAAGTCAACGGTGCGACGGGGAATTCACATCTGCCGGTGACCGGGGTGCCTACGCCTAGGGGTGCCGTTCACATCTGCTGGCCACTATACCTGAACGTGTTCAAAAACCTCCGTGGTCCGCACCGGACACGCTGGACAGCAGAGGCGCCGGGATCGACGCCAGCAGCTGCCGCGCCCGGTCCAGGTTGCGGGTCTCCGGCGCACCCAGCGGGTTCTTCGGCGCGCCGAGCGGGCTACCGATGGGGTGCCCACACTGCTCGCAGGTGATCACCGGCTCCGTGTCGTTGTCGCCGTACATGCTGCCGCCGGCAGGATCGGGATCACCGCCGTAGGTGTCGGTGCCCATCGGCGGCACCTTCATCGCCGCCCGAACCGCAGACACGGTCGCGCCAGCGCCGTATGCGCCTTCCAGCACCACGGCGACCTCGAACAGATCCGCCTTCACGCGCTGGGTGACGTTCCCGGCCCTGCGGTTGCCGTCGCGGCGTTCCCGGAAACCCACCGACAGCTCCCGCAGCGCACCGTCCTTCATCAGCTCGAGAGTGTCGTTACCGGTCGGGGTGTTCGACACGCGCCACTCGCCGTACAGGCCCGAAGCGTCATCGCGGAGCATCTTGGCGCACCCGATCAGCGTGCCACCGAGCGCGATGTGATCCCGGGCGAAGCTCACCCGGTTCGCGGCCTTCATCTGGTGATTGAAGGCACCGCGCACGAACTCCTCGGTCAGGTGGTCGTTGATCCGCTGCGGACGGTTGTAGGGCACCGCGATACCGACCACGGTCCGGCCGTCGCCCTTAGACCGGACTTCGAGATCCGGGGTGAAGGTGCGGTGCAGTAGCTCATTCGCCATCGCGGGGCCTCCGGGGGTTGGCAAGGTCACGGCGGGTCGACCAATGACCGCCGCACAGACCACGCAGCTCCGGGTCCTTGGTGCACTCCGGCACTTTGCACACGGGGGCGGCCTGCTCGGCGGGCTCAGCCGGAGCCGGGGTGGCCGCGGCCTTGACTGGCTTGTTCTGGGTGGTCTTGCTGACGGCCATGGCTACGCGCCTTTCTTCTTGGGTGCCGGAGCTTTGGGCTTAGCCCCGCCGACCTGCTTGGCCGGAACAACGGGGGCGGGGTGCCCAGGTGGGACCGGCTGCCCCGGGGCGGTCGGGGGCACGGCCGGGACAGCCGGGGCCTTGGGTGCCATCGCGGCCTTCTGCGCGGCCGTCAACGGCGGCATGTCCTCGGCATCGCGCACCTCGTCCGGCGTCTTGAAGCCCGACGTGATGGCGATCTGGTGCGACTGGAACCGAGTCAGGGTGTCCGCGCGCAGGAACGCATCCAGGTCAGCCCGCACAGTGGTCCCGCGAGGGAACGCCTGCGACAGGGTCTGCTCGAACCGCCCAAAGTGCCCGCTCATCGAATACTTCAGCAGGTCGAGCGACTCCTGCTCGATGTTTGAGTACGTCCGGGAGGTCACGTCCGCGCCCAGGAAATGCGGCGGGATACCGAAGATGTTCGCCATCTCCAGCAAGCTGAACTTCCTCGCCGAGACGAGTTCCAGTTCCTCGGGGTTCCAGCTCAGCGGCTCGAACTCCGTGGTCGAGTTGAGCACGGCTATCGAGCGGTCCCGCTGCGCCTTCAGCCACGCGGCCTTCACGTCGAGCATGTCTTGCTCAGTCGCGTCGGGGTTGGTGACCGTCAGCTTGCCGGTCGGCACGCCGTGGCGGCTGACAGAACTCGCCTGCCGCTGCAGCTCCGCCGCGAGGCCGAGCGTGTCCATGTGCGCCTCGAGCACACCGAACCCGCGCAACGCGCCCGGCTGGCACGGCCCCATGATGTGGACCACCTCGAACGGCGTGAAGATCCGGCCGCCGACCTGGTACTCGACAGCGCCGATCGGCAGCGGGTAGTCCACCCAGATATCCACCCGGCGGGCACCGACCTGCTGCGCGGGAATCGGGTACACCGCCGTCGGGTAACCATCCGAGTTCCGGGCCGCGATGATGCCGAACGCGTTGCCATGCCACACCAGGTCGAGCGCCCACGAGCTGAACGTCACGATCCGCGGGTACGGCGGGTGCGGCTGCTCGAGCAGCGGCGGCGTTGGATGCAGCTCCTCGGTCGGGTCGTCGTTGTTACCGCGCGAGCGGTACGCCGACCACGGCACCGAGCCGATCAGGTCGCTGATCAGGTTCGCCGCGCGCCACGCGCCGGGGATGCCCATGCCGCCCCGGTAGGACTGCAGGGGTGCACCGACCGCCGTGCCGTCGATGATCACCTCGAACGCGCTGCCCGCAGTCCGCAGCTCCGCCGGTGCCGGCGGAGCCGTGCGGAACAGCTTCCCGAGGCCCATCAGCTACGCCTCATTTCCGCGAGCGTGCCTACCGCGAGCAACGAGACACCGGCGAACATCAGGGACACGGCCAGGCCGAACGCCATCCCGAGGCCGTAGGTCAGCCCGGCGCCGCCGGCAGCCTGCACGGCCACCGGCCACGCGGCCACGATCTTCTTCACCTGGTCACCGCTGCGCGCACGAAGCAGTCCTTCGCCTCGAGCAGCTTCCGCAACCCGGCGGACAATTCCGGGCCGTCGGGCAGCTCGGACACCATGCGCTCGGCGAGCACGCCGAACGGCATCGAGATCTGCTGGAGACGCGACGGCAGGTGTGACCACTCGAAGTACTGCAGGATGCCGACCGTCGCGGGGTGGCGATCATCGAACTTGGGCATGGGGTCTTCTCCTCGGCTCAAACGACCATCGGCCGCGGTAGCGGCTTCTCAACGGGCAGGGTTCGGACGGTGTGCACTACTCCCGCAGCGGCATAGGCGGCATCGACGTGGCCGGCGCCGCGGCGGACGAAGCGCCACCCGTCCCCGACGTTGTACTTCTGCGCTCCGGCCACGTGCGCATCCAGCAGCGGCTCACCGGGGTGCACGATCCGGCGCGCCGAGACCATGTCGGCGAAGCCCTGACACGCCTCGCCGACCGCCGAGCCGGTGATCTCGTGCCAGCCGAGGGCGCGCAGCTCCGGGGCGAGCGCGGCGGCCGGCCCGGACGGGAACCACGCGCCGGCCGTCGGCTTGACCTTTGCCACAACGCCGCCGAGCTCGGTCCGGGCGGCCTCCGTGGACTTCCACGACGCGACCGGCTCGATGCGCACCCGTCCGTCCGGGGTCTCTGCCCCGGCGATCAGCGTCACGTGCTGGCCATCCGGTGCGACATAGAGACAGACGATGACCCGGTCCCGCAGCTCGGTCAGCGTCCCCGACGGGTCGGCGCACGCCTTCCACGCGTTGAGGTCGACCGCCTCGTTCAGCGAATCAACCCGTTGGCACAAAACCTCGGTGCGGAAGACGTTCGGCGGGTCCGTGCCGAGCGACGATCGGATAGCCGCTTCGGAGACGGTGATACCCAGCGCCGGGTTGGCTTGCGCCCACGCCTTCGGGTCGTCCAGGTCGCAACCGTCGGCCGCGCTCCACTCAAATAGGCCGATGGACGGATCCCGTTCGGACAGCGCAGCGTCGCGAAGGTGGTTCAGGACAACGCTCTGGTCATCCCCGGCGTTGCTCAACGCCCAGATCTGCCCGTTCGCGCGAGCTGTCGTCGTCTTCGACAACGCCGACCACGCTGCCCAGTCCCGCTGCTCCCGGATCTCATCCATCGTCAGGTGATCCACCGACAGGCCACGGCCGGCCGAGCGGGTCGCAGCCGTGATCTTGTACCGGCCACCGCCGACCAGCTTCAGGAACTCGTCACCGTTCGTCTTGCGGATGACATCGATCTCCTCGGCGAGCTCCGGGACGGCCTTCGCCATGTCGATCGAGCCCTCGAGCACCTCGCGCGCGATCGAGAGATCCTGCGCCGAGCCGAGCACCAACCGGGCGCCGTCCACGTACAGCCGCCACAGCGCGACCACCTTCGACAAGCTCGACTTGCCGTTTTGTCTCGCGACGAGCGCCATCACAGTCCGGAACCGGAACAACCCGTCAGGCAGCAGCTCGAGCGCGTGGATCGCCAGCCATTCCTGCCACGGCAGCAGCGGCTCGCCGAGCACCTCCCGGGCGAAGTCAGCGACCTCGTAGCCGCGGCTCGTCTTCCGGGACAGCCGGCGCAGCGGGGGCGTGAACAGCCGCGGTTCGGTCCGGCCGGTGAGCTTGGGCGCCGAGCGAGGCTTACGCGCCGCGCGCCGCACGGAGGCTGGCGAGCTTGCTCGGGCCACGGGACGCACCGCCCTTCGAGACGGCAGCGCGGGCCTTCGGAGTCGCGCCGATGCTGTCGAGGGCGGCCAGCAGCTTCGGACCGAGGTTCTCGACCGCCACCCGCGCCGCGAGTTTCGCCCTCAGCGCGCTCACGAGCTCATGCAGGTCCACGTCCTCGGGATCCACCAGGCGCAGCACCTTGTCCGCCTGCGCGGCGGCACCGGCGGCCTGGTCCAGTTGCCTGGCGTACAGCTCGACGAGCCGGGAAACGCCCGAATCCTCGGCGGAAAGCTCCAAATTGGCCAGAGTGTCGACGATCGCGGGCAGA